GTCACGCCATTCTGGACAATCGGCACCGACTCCGTGCCGGTGATAGCACCCGCCGCTGGTAACTGAAGAATCGTAACTTGTGCTGACATTTAGGTACTCGTATTGTCGGGCGGATTCGGCGCAATCGTATCCTTGTTGCCGGTATTCGTTGGCGTTTGAGTATTCTGCTCAGTCGAGATCTGGAACTGGCTTGAGCCGTCCATCGCTTGACTACCAGTCATCAAATAGTTGTCGCCAGCACCAATAGGCGTGTCAGGACGCGGAAACCGCAGGTTGATACGTTCAGTCTTACGGGCGGCAAGACGATACGGGTCAAAATTATCCCGGCATCCTTGATCACACACCCGCAAACCGGGAAAGTTTGGATCTGGTCCCAACGTCACAAAGGCTCGCTTCATCTTGCATCGGTCACACACTCCGATGGCAAGGGACGTTAGCCCAGTGGTGTCAAGAAAAATTGGCATCAGCGCGTCCGCCCTTGAACAGCCAGCGTTTTCTTGCGTGATGCTACTCGTTTAGCAACTTGTTCTGGTGTTTGTTTGCGACCTTTCCCCGCTTTCCCGCCAGCAACGCAAGCCTCAATAGAGGGCGCTTGATCTGTTCTGCCAACAAGCCATGGGGTGGGGCGTGGAACGCCTTTTAAAGGACTAATATAGTCAGATCCACGGAATTTGGACACAGGAGGCTTGCCTCCACCAACCGCAAGGTTCCAGCCAATATTTTCTGAAGACCGAATTTTAAATTCAAGGTCGTAGCAGTAGTCTTCTGGGGCAATGACCAAAATTTCCTTCACCAAATTTTCCCATCCGTGTTTTAGGATTGCGTTGGCAAATTTTGGATTGTTGTGCCGGTTGTTTTTTTGCGAACCAAAATGCCCATATTTCCAACGCTTGTTGGCATTGCGAGAAACACCAACGTACCCCTCTGTCATAAAATCAGAGTGGTTAACAGACCTGACCCAATAAACAGAACAATTTGTCATTGGGTGTAACACGAAATATTCGGTGCCCAGTAAATTGGCGAGCGATCACGCTCTTCGGCTTCTGCATCATTCTGATACTTGTCAGCCATTTTCTCAAGGTACTGAACCCGATCCATTCCAACCTGTGGCAACTCAAGGCTCATCCTGTGAGCCAGCATCATCTGCACCGCCTCGTACCAACGCTCGGGAATCTCAAGCTCATCGGTCAACGAGCCAACATCCTCAATCTGGCGCGAATACCAACACACAATCTGCACGAACGCCGTCGATGGCGTGGGCCAGATGTACAACGAGGGCAGGGGAATCGTGCGGTCGTACCAGTACTGATACGGCTGATTCGCAGTGAAATTCTTATTGGGCAAGTTTGTGTAGTCATCGCGGTTCAGCGAAGACATCTGCACCTCAAGCGAGTTGTTCCCAAAGTACAACTCACGCAACGACAACGTCGTTCCTGCGTAGGCTCGGATGCGGTAGTACGCCACCGTTTGACCCGCTGTGATGTCAGTCCACACCCAAGTGCCGTTGACCACATCAATTGCGCCTAGATCAACCAAAGTTGACCAAGTCACGCCATCAATCGAGTATTCGTAAATGATTGACCAAGTCCCGGTAGCCGCAGGCAGAATCCCAATTGATCCGATGTAGATCGGGTTGGATGTGCCGTAGTTGACCGAGATGTTGCCGTTAGCCGATGTTTGGGTGCAGATGGTCTGCGTATCGCCGTCGTAGACGTTTGCTACCACGCCGCCAGCAGAAGAGGTGTATGCCCCGTCCGGGCGGTTCATCGTGCGATACAGGACGTTCCAGAGGTCAATGGTGCCCTTAGGCAGATAGTAGAGATAGTTATCTACCTGCGCCCCAATCACCTTTTTTGTGATTGTCCAGAACTGGATACCACGATTGCCGAGGTTTGAGAGCAGAAAATACAGCGATTGTCTGGCTGACAGCACTTGCTCTGAGGTCAATTCCTCGGCAAGTTTCCCACAGCGTCGAGCGCCGTGATCAATCAACGTCTGCACATTGATGACTGTCGCGCCAACAGTTCCAGAAAACGCCATGTTATTTCCTTACCATCCGGGGCATTTCCACCGCTTCAGCGATGCCTTGGCGCGTGGAGCGTCCCCTTTTGAATGTTCAACTACCCCGCTCATACGGGCACAAAACGAATCCTTCCGGGCACCGCCTTGAGGCTGTGGCGCTTTCAAGTTTGACCCAGTCTCTCTATTATATTTGGCCCTGCCCTTCGCCGTCAGGCCAGCACCCTTTTCCACGGATAATTTTTCACCACGGCCAACGGCAAGGCTAACTTTTTTGCTCATTTTGGTTTGGCGGTTTTGGCTGACTCTCGGAAGGCTTTAGCCGTTGGCGCACCTTTGCTACCAACTCGGCGCATTTTTTCGCCAGAGCCTTCAGCGATTCTTTCGCGTTTTGCATTGATATTGGCATAGAGACCGCCTCCGTCTTTGAACTTCTTTCCCTCGTCAGCCTTGGCAAACTCTTTGCCAACTTTCTGAGGAATACCAGTCTTTTTGGCGAACGCAGGGTTATGTGCGACCGCTTCCATCAACCGATGCTGAGATGGTGATTTGCTTGGCATGATCAGTCAGCATTCTTGATGAGAACCAACTCAAAGAAACCAGCAGCCTCGTTGTCAGCAGCACCACCAATTGCTTCGCCTTGAATGCGAGTTTTCTCAGCAATTGCAATAGGATACGGGAAGTCAATTGTAGAGATGCCGTTGTTGGTTACGATGACTGGGCCAGTCAAGGCAATCCCGTTTGTGCCAACAAAACGTGTCCGCGCCGTAATCAAAGTGGTTCCAGCGTCTTGTGCCAAACCAATTCTAGCCACTACCAAATAGCCTGTGTAGCCAGCAGGAATTGTGTATTGGCTTGAGGTTGCGTTGTTGAAACCAGCCGCAATCACATTGTAAATAGTCGCTGGTACACCAGAGGTCACAGTGCCTGTGCCAATGTAAATGATGCCTTCGTTTGCAAGGCTCGTACCTGCGGTTGTCACCAACATAGCGTTGATGCGTAAAAATGAATTTGTAGTCGTAACAGCCGTCTGACCATTCATGGTCACGGTTTCGCTGATGACCGCATAGTTGGCATCCAACCCAGTAATCAACACAGTTCGTGCGCCAGTCCCTGCTGATGTGTCGTCTGCGTCAGCAGAACTCACGGTCATTTGCAAAGCGGCGGCTGGATAGGAAAGGTTGCCAACAGGCGTAATCATTTCCCATGCGGTATCAACATCCGAGTTGTACCCAGCAATAGTAACTACAGAGTGCGCCTGAATTTGTCCACGCGCCACTTGCAACTCAAACGGCTCGTATGCACCTTGGCGGGACACTGACGAATAAATTCCCATATTTTTCTCCAATAAAAAGCGGGGGCCGAAGCCCCCACTTTACTTCAGCACATTCCGCCGCTGTTTTTGCGAACAACCGACCCCATCGGGGCATAATGTTCAACGCTCTTTGCTTTTGCTTCACGCATCGCAGGAGCGTTCATCTTATTGAAACTGGCCTGTAGAGCCTTGTTTCCGGGTGCGACTTTACCGCCGCGTTTGTAGGTTCCAGCGAGCATATTGATCTCGACTGGCAGGGCGGCAGGTTTACGACCTTGTGGCATCTTTTCAGGACCACCGTCGTGTTGAACCTTCCCCCCGTCAGCAAACTTTTTTGCGGCACCGCCCTTGCGGTAGCCACCGCCGTTGGACTCAGTTACGCCACCAGTCTTAAAACCGCCTGCATTGCCCATGCGAACGCCGCCGGTGCCCTTTGCCTTGTCAGGCTTGGCTTCGTACACCTTGGTGGTGTCGTAGGAGCCGTAGGACGACTCAGAGGGGATTGCTCCACCCGTTGCCATCTTCAGAGCCTTGCCGCCACGCTTGTAGCCGCCTGCGTTGCCGTTTTTCACGCCGCCAGTGCCGGTAGCACCGTCAGACTTCGCACTGTGCATCTTGGTCTTTGCGTAGTCACCAGACGTTGTTTCCGAAGGAATAGCACCGCCAGTAGCGCAGTTCATGCCGCCCATCTTCAACTTCAACTTGGTGCCCTTGCCACCCATATGCTCTTGCTTGTCATGCTGTTTGAACGCCTTCTTGATCATGGCCTTGTCTTGGGCCATATCGCCGCCTTCTTTCATTGCAGGCAGACCGGGGTTGCCAGCAGGCATAGCGGGGCCAGAAGGGGTTCCCATGCCCATCGGCTTCTTAGCCATCATCGCCTTGCGACGTTCAGCCATAGAAGGCTTTCCGGGGGCCTGTACGGGTGCGTTGACCGCAGGACGACCCACAAGCGCAGGTGTACCAGCAAGAGCGCCCATAGCGCCACCACCCATAGCCATCTTCTTGGCTTTGGTGGTGCTACCACCGTCTTTCATCTTGACCACGCCGCCTTTTTTCAGTTTTAAAATAACTGAAGGCTCAGTGGTCTCCATCTTCACCATTGGTTTAAATTGACCCATGTCGTTCTCCTTTAGGCTTGCGTTACGCCAAGAGCGCCAACGCGGGTTGCATTTGGACCGACTGCAATTGCTGGCAACAGGATTCCCATCACCGTGCGAACTATGCCGTTCGATGCAGTTGCAGGGGTGTATGTACCGCGCACATCACCAGTGGTAGTAGTAGCAGTTGCGGTGTCAGCCGCCACAAACGTACCAGCATCATCAGCCAATGTGTTGTTGCTTTTCACACCAACCACATAAGCCACGTTGGCTACGCGAACTGGGATACCCAACACGTTGGTTGTGCCAACAGTCAAAGCAGTACCAGTAGCGCCACTCACGCTCACAGAGGTGATAAGGTAGAAGGCTTTCAAACCATTCACAGCAGTGCTTACAGCGGCGCTGGAAGTAATTGCCTCACTCATCGCTTGACCGTAAACGTCAAAACCAGACACGGTTACGGTCACTGGAGCCACACCCAAGGTGTAAGTCAAGCCTGTTGGTGTGCCTGCGGTGGTCACAACTGCCGCGCCTGCCGTTGTAGTCAGGGTTGCAGAAGTCGCTGTCACAGCGGTTAGGATATACGTCGTTGGGTCTGTATAGCCCGTAATCGTACCCGTTCCACCCAAAGTGCCAGAGATAGTCAAACGCTGACCAGTTACTAAACCAGCTTGAGAGGTAAAGGTGATTTGACCACCAGTGCCTGCAATTACGACACTTGTTAATGTCGAGGCGGCGGCAGTTGCAGTCGTGACGCGCACACCGCGAGGCATATCGAGAGACAAAGCAGTAACGCCAGCAGTTGTGGTAACTGACTTTACGCTCGTCCCAGCAGTTAGCGTCAATGCGCCAGCGGCAACAGGAGTTTGTGACGCGGCGATGTTATTTGCAACAGCGGCTTGAGGAACCACATCCCAAACATAAATGCGACCCAAGGGACCAACACCAACGCTCATCGGAGATGGATTGTCAAATGGCTCTAAATCATGCAAAGTCAACGCAGTGCCATTTGCAATGTTGATTGCTTGGTTCAGCGTATAAGTGCCAGCGCCACCAGTGCCAGTGCCAAGCGCAGTGATGTATGTGCCATCGGTCACGCTAGTGCCGTCGACGAACATACCAACAACGATTGGTGCGCCGAAGCCCACAGCCGTTATTGTAAGAGTTGAAGAGGATGAGCCACCAGTTCCGCCAGTTGCGGTGGTGGAATAATTACGAAGACCCGTGCCCATGTACGTTTGGGCCGGACCTAAAAATAAGTCGTCTGAAAATTGTGGCATCGTCTGCTCCTTGAAAAGTTTGACGAGTTTTAACGAAAAAGGGGCGGGGTTTTATTCCCGCCCCGCTTGGCTTATACGCCGGGAGTGCCGTACATCGCCCGTGGGTCAGTGAAGCCCACTTGGTAACGCTCGGTTGCCTTGTAGCGCATCGAGTCGGTTTCAAAGTCGCCTTCCATCGTTTTCTCCAACTTACGGCGCATCAGAAGTTTCATACCTTCTGGAGCGTCGGTCTGCACAAAGAATGCAGTAGAAGAAGTCAGACGGCTGATAACAGCGGCACCTTCGTCCAGCAGGCCAATAGACTTGACTGGGTTCAGATCGTTGTTAGCAGTACCCGAACGCAACACGCTCTTAAGCAAAACCTCTGCTTGGAACACGTTGCCGGGAGCAACAACCAGTTGACGCGGAACCAGACGAATCTTCTTCTGGTTGTTGTCAACAGCCTGACGGATCTGGATGAGCATCTGCTCAAGCGAGGTCTGCGACAGGTTTGCGGCGGTTGCCAGTTGGTTGCTAAACGTACCGTTCACGATTGGGTGAGCAGTGCTGATTAGCGAAACGCCATCACCACCGGGGTAGGACGAGTTGAACGCACGGTTCAGCACGTTTGCCGATAGCGTCTCTTTGGTCTCAATCAGAGACTGTGCGAGGTGCTTGGCATAAACCTGACCGATACGGATATGGTCGCCGTCTTCCACAAGCACTTTCGTCAGCGCGAAGGCTAGGCCATACACGTTGTAGACGTAACGCTGGAGGAACAGCACACCACCTTGCTGATACGAAACCGGGGTTCCGTCAGGCAGTTGTGGCGCGGCACCAAATCCATAAAGGACTGGCTCTTCGTGGTAGTTGCGGGGGATACCCTCTTGCTCGCGGAAAACGCGAGACCATTCATCAGTACGCTGATCGTACACACCATCAAAACACTCATTCAGAATAGGTTCGACGATGCTACGGAAGTCCGTACTACGCATTGGAGCGGCCATAGTTCAGTACCTCCTTAGATTGCGTTGATTGTGGCAACGAACTGACTACGCGAGACTTGAACTTGCACAATCGTGTAAGCATCGCCCCAAGCGTTGTCAACGCCGTTATAAAGGCCAACAATCCGAAGATCGCCAACCGAGCTTGTACCCACTAGGGATGTGGAGATCGTGCATTGCGACAAACCCGTGGTCGTAGAACCGGCGGATATAGCCGTAAAGTTTGCTTGATCGCCAATTGACGTTTGTGCCAAAGAACCATCAGCCTGAATGTCGTACACGATATTCGGGTCAGAATAGTAATAAGTCACTTGTGAGCCGGTCTGGTATGCCGTGTTGGCAATCCATTGGTTGCTGATAATACGGCGACCAGTCAGATCGGTGTATTCTTGACCAGCAAACGCACCTTGGTAGGCGCTACCAGCAGTTGCGGCAATGATGTTTCCAGACGTGTTGAGTGCTACCGGCTGGCCTTTCAAAATACCAGTGTTGTAAGTCGAAACAATACCGTTAGCGAGCGCGACCGGACGATCCAACCCTGAAGGATGGTACGAAGGGCGCAGACCGAACGGCTGATTAAGTGCAGACATATGTCTCTCCTATGATCAGTTCAAAAACCCAGTCCGTTAAGTAAAAATCGGAACCGGGATCGGTTTATCAATACCTTCTAAACCCTCACCTTCGACACGGCCTAACGGCTTGCCAGAACTATCGCGGCCCTGAATCTGCTCTGCCTGAAGCCGAATCTTGTTCGCATCCTCAAGCGGCGCTTCATGGTGAAAATGAGCCATTACGTCCTGATACAGTTCCATCGGGATCTTGTACAGAAGCATCTCATTACACGCAATAAATCCAACGTGTTCCCCAGCTTTGACTTTGTTGTTCTCCATTCCGGGTACTTCCTCTGCTTTCACAGGGACGTAACCTAAACGGATACGTTTGTCGATGCTGTCATAACTATTCGTGGTCGATAACCAGCAAAGGTGCCACCCCTTGATTTCGGGAATAGCAGGCAATGCGCTTTGTGTCCATTCGTCCTTCCACATCTTGCGACGTTCTTCGGCAGACACGAACTGTGCTTCTGGGGCCTCTCGACTTGAGTCAAGACTTGCGCGACTTTCGCGTCCACCATCAGACAATGATCTTTTTAAACGAGAATCCATTCTTAGCTCCTAAGTTGTTTAGCTTCAAGCGCATAGCGACGAATCATCTTTGCGCGTTTTTCCGGGTCATCCCACATTCCAGCGTCTTTCATGGCTTGGACCTGATCTCTCGACAAAGCGAATTGATTCCGGCCAATCACATTACTCGACACACTCTCGCGGCCTGACCCAGTAACGAAGTTCCTTGGGCGCTTCAGAGTTGGTCTCTCATTTGCCTCCCCAGTATACCTGTGGGGCAAATACTTTTGCAAGCGATTGTCAAGTTCTGTCCAATATTGCGGCGTTTTTGGATTCCAACCCTCTTCCGCCATCGCTTGGTCAATTGTCAACGCGACCCGCGAATCAGGATCTTTACCATTGGGGTCATACCACTGGTTATTTTCCATCCACGCAGACGCATGACGCTGTAATTGCGGGTCAGGAGCCTGAATAGTCCTCTGACGTACAGGAGCGGTCGCTTTTTTCTTGACCGCGTCCAACGCCTCAAACTGCCTACGGGCTTCAAACCACATTTCCTGTGCAGAAGTCAGCAATTCACCGTTTCCGGTGCTTGTAGCCTCCGCAATCTTCTGTTTCGCAAACAAAATCCGGTTGTGTTGGTCTTCCATCGCCTTGTTCAGACGCGCAAGATCACTTCCGTGCGACTTTTTCTCCAAAACAGACAGTCTTTCAAGCAATTCTTGGTTCTGACGACTCAAAAAGTCCAATTTATGGTCTTTTTCAGTCGAAACCTGCTTGTGATACTCCTTGCGCTTGACCCGTTTGAGGCGTTTTTGCTCTCTCAGGGCTTCAGCGGCAGGGTCAACACCACCACCAGCGGCCATTTCAGCCTGTCTAGCGGCATTGTCAGCCTCGTCTGAGTCTTCCTCGTGGCTTACGTCAGGGGACGGAATGCTTGGGGGTAGGTCAATCGTCGCGGAGCCGTCCTTTTCCTCCTGAATGACGATGACTTCTTGCTCTTCGCTCATATGAACGCCTTCATCGCAAGGGGATCACCAGTGAGTTTGGCAATGATTTCATGGTCATTCAACACCATGAACAACGCCGGATCTTCTTCCTTGGCTTCGCCGGGGACTGGAACCTCCCAACGGTCACCACCCCATTTCGGGACTCGGATGAAATCACCAACCTCACACCATGAACCTTCGGGCCACGGCTCCATTGAGTCGCGTTTCTTGAACGCCAATGGGCCAATCTCGATGACCTTCGCCACCATGTTCTGCCACTTCTCGGTTTCCTTGGTCTCTGAGACCAAGACAATCCCCATGCTAGTAACCGTCTTCTTCGTGCGGCGCAGTTGCACTAAAACTCTTGCGCCAAGGGGTTTCGCACCGGGGTCTACAGCAGGAAAGGCTTCCCGCAAATCGGCTGAATTACCAGCCACCGTGCTTTCAGTCATTCTTCGTCTTCCTTCAGTAAGTTATCAAGGATGACAAGGGCTTCTTCAAGACCTGCGATATGTCCGACCAGACGCTGATATGCAGGGTAGTCGGAAGCGTTACCCGCCGCCAAACTCTGCACCACAGCTTCTTTACGCGCTTTTACAGCGCCGATGAAGTCGGATACATACCTCATGCGTTTTTCTTGTCAACGCCCTTGTTTTGGGAGAAATTCCCGTGGTCGCTGTTAGCCAATGGCATTGTCGCTGTCGCCTTCTCTTTCATCTGTTGACCATCAAGCCAAGCGCCAGCCGCAACACGGGTGCGGTACCTGACTTGCTCGCTCTGCACTTCTTTAACTTCTTTGTCCATGTCAATCTCCTAAGTTACGTTGAGTCTCTTGGTTAAGTTTTACGGCAGTCTTCTCCTGCTCCTGCCGTAGTCTGACCTCGTCCACGGTCAATTCTGCGGTTTTAATCCGCTCAGTCGTCAGATTGTTCTCGGCGTTCATTGCCACCTTGATCTGCTCTGCTTCCTTCTTCGCCTGCATCTCGGCTTGGAACTTCTGCGTGTCAAACGCAAGCCGCGCCTGATCTTCTGCGGCTCGACGCTGAGTCTCTGCCATAGAAGCCTGCAACACAGCCTGCGCCTCGCCGTCCATCGGTGGAGGTGGCGGCTTGAACTGTTGCATCATCTGACCCAATTGATCCAACGCCGGCAACAATCCAGAGAACACCTGCTGGGTGTCCAATTTCATGTGAGCCGATGCCAACGCAATCGCGTTGTCAATTTCTTTGACAAGTTTGTTGTCTTCGTACTTGCCAAACTCCACCTTGCCGTCGCCCTGAACGTACCGGCTCATGTTATTGGTGTACCACAACAGCATATGTTGCTTGATGTGTTCCAGCGCATTTGGGATGAACTTGGGCGCAATCAGTTTGTTTGATCCCAAAACGGGATCTAGCGCAAACGACAAGTGCGTTTGAATGTGGGCCAAATGATCCTGACGCGGGTAAGCGAAGGCCGGTCGACCCAATGCCATAGCACTGTTCTCGTCGGCGGCATTCATCTCCACCGGCTTGCTGGCATTCGGTATCAGTTCGTTGACGTTGGGCACCTTCAACTGCTTGAGCATCCGGTTTACCACCGCCCGTTGGTCAAACAAACCCGGAAAGTCTTTTGACATCTGCATCACAGATTGCATCTGGGCAATACGCTGTGTCTCAGAGAAGATGTGCGGATCGCTGACCGGGATTACATCGCTGTTGCGCTTGAAGTCCTCCCGCTTGATCTCAAGGTCAGCAACTACGTCACCCTTGCGTTGCTCGTCCAAATACCAACGGTTGAGCCGGCCAACAATCTGCAACACCCTGCGTTGGCTCTCATGCAGGCGAGCGTGAATTGCGGAGAACACCGCCGCCCCCTGCTCAATCAACGCTTGTGTCGTCCCAACTGGCATCGTGGATTTCGCATCAGCAATCTTCTCTTCGGCTGTCGTTACAACGCCCTTGGCGGCATCCGTGATCCAACCAAGCAATTGGAACAACACCGGACTCGGCGGGTTGAACGGCATCGGCATCGCAATCTTTCTGATGTCGTCAACGCCAACAGCAGACTCAATCTCGGTTACCTGAGTCACTTCAATCTGCTGGCTTGCCCCGGAAATACGCGCACCCTTCAACTTCAGCATTGTTGCGCTGTTGTTGATGTGCGCGGTGTCCATCAAGGCCCTCAAAGCGCCCGTCAAAGCCGCAGAAAGACCACCGATGAGGTGGGGTAGCCCAATGGCGTATGCGCCCCGCCACGGGATGAATTTGAACTCGACCAGCCAATCCAACTTGGTCATGGTTGGATCGCCTTCTTCCCAGTTGCGGTACAAACCCAACACCTTGGACTCAAGCTCATCAATCATTAGGATGTACGGGGCCGTCTCGCCTTCCGTCATCGGATCATCGTCAAGGTTTAACCAAGTGTAGATGTGGAACACACGGCGCAAACCATCTTCGTTGTCGCTGAACTCCTTGCCCTCAATCTTCTCGTTGGCTTTTTCCGCTTTGGTGGCCTCTGGTTCAGCCGTAGCGCGAATAAAACTGAAGTCCCTATACAACCCCCGGTCGATGCGTTGTTGCATCTCCCAGCCGCTTATATCCTGCTGTTCCGTTACCCGTTGCGCGGTGTAGAAGTTCACCGCCGAGAACGGCAAAATCATGTTGTCAATCGGCACAAACTCAGCGCAAGGACGGCGTTTACTGTCGTCGTACCAGATCTTCATGAACTGCGAGCCACCCAACGGCAACTGCGTCAGCAACTGCTCCTGCTCGTCCCTAAACTCTTCAATTTGTTCCGTCAACTGCCAGTTCATGTAGTCGCGTTTGCGCTCGGCAGTCTCAGTCTTTGCATCCGTGACCTCGCCAAGCACCTTGGTACGCACCGGCCCGTCAGGCGGGAACATTTCCTTGATAGCGCGAGACGCAAAATCCACGCAGGCTTCAGCCATGATCGGGTGGACAACCTTGCTGGCCCCGAAGAAGTTTGCACCACCGGGGGCATCATCACCCAAGCCGGTACGCTTTAGCCCTTCCTCGTACTGCTTGTCGCGCTTCTCTCTGGCTTCCTTGTCCTTCTCAATCAGGTCAAGGTAACGCATCCCGATCTTCTCAAGATCGTACAGGTTGATCGTCTCAGCAAGGTTGGCGTAAAAATCTGTGTCTTCCGTTGGACCCTTGAAGTCGCCCATGCTTGCAATAGCAGACCCGTCATCCAGTTCCTCAACCTCAAGCTCTCCTTCTTCTGGAAGGTCAACAATTGCACCGCCGTCGTCGGTCATCTTCATACCGTCGATAAACCTATCGGCGTTCGGGTCAATCGGAAATTGGGTTGCCATATGTGTGTCCTGTTTTATTAAGGCTTCTTGGACATTGATGCCAAGCCAGACTCAATCTTGCGTACAAAACCGGGGAGCTTCTTCGCAAGCTCACCCGACTTTTGAGCGCCTTTGATCATACCCGTTGGGCTAAAGAAGCTCAGAGTGGTTTCTATCATTGGGCGATCTTCGCCAGAGGTGATGCCAAAACTGTCCATCAACTCTTTGATGTGTTCCTGCCCACCGAATGGCTTTTCACTCGCTAACCGAGTCGGATTTGATGACATTGCCGTCAGAGCGTCAATACCGCCCAATCCCATGTTGATTAGATCCACCGGCGACCCAAGGGCTGGCGCAAGAATGCCACGGTTGCCAATATCGAGCACCGCACGGGGCTTCTTAAGCGACGATAACTCTTCCTTGCCCTGTTCCTTGGCAAGTTTGCCCAAGTTTCGCGCAATGTCCTTGACGCTCACATCATCAGCATCGCCACCTTCAGCCTTATGCCGGACCATCAAGAAGTTATCCACAGCGTCCTTGTCTGTGAATACCACCCCGCCTTGTGCCATTTTGCGGTGGAAATCGTCGTACCAGTGTGGTTTTTTCGGTTTATTAACCGAACCGCCTTCCTTCCGAAGGAACCCTTTGCCGGTAATCATGTCGCTCATCACTTCTTTGGGCGACTTGCCAGTTTGTTGGGCGGTTTCTCGGATCAACCTCTCAAGGTTATCCACATAGTTTTCTGGTTTGGTCTTGAGCGCGGTGATGTTGTCGCCTTCTTTCGGTACGCCAGAGCCATACCAACCGAGCGCCTGCGCCTCTGCCGGTTCTACACCGTGTCGCTTGGCCCCGCGTTGCCACAATTCCTCAAAGCCAGCGTACTCAGAACCAGAAGGCGCGGCCTCCCAAAAACCGGGACGCTGTTGGGCTTCACGCACCGTCATCTCACCAGTTTCTACCATCTTGCGAGGTTGATAGGTGTTGATGATCTTGCCCTTGTCATCCTTCTCAACCAGCTTGCTTGTCAGCCACCGGGGGTCACCCTGTTCAATGACAGGCCCACGCAACGCATTCACATCTACCGTCACTGGTCTCAAGTTGCCCAGCAGGTTCTCATAGAACGTGCCCAGTTTCTTGTTGGGCGGCAGTGCCCCGCCGATGTCACCTTGTCCAATTTGCACGGCGCGGTCAAAAATGTCGCCCTGCGCCAGCGATCCGTAACCCTTGGGCAACTCGATCAACGTGCGGCCTTCAGCCAATGACGGGTCTGCTTTCAGCGCCTCTTTCAGTTTGTTTGTCAGGAGCATTGCGTTTTCAGGCAATTGCCCCGTTTCAGCTAAGTGATACAGGTACGAACCCATCTGGTTCTGTTTGTCTACCGGATTGCGCTGGCTGGCGCTTGCCAATTGCGCCATCATCGAGTTGAACTGTTCTGGGGTACGCCCCAAATCCATTGCAACCTGCCTCAATGGCTCGGTGCCGTACCACTCCTGTATGTTGAGTTCCTTGCCCTTATTCATCAGGTTGTCGACCTTCTTGCGAGCCTTGGGGCTGTCAAGCAAGTCTTGCATACGCTCGTTGTACTTGGGCGATTTCCCAGCCGCTCTGGCCTTGTCAACCATTGGCATCCGGGGCAGATCCTTCTGCTCACGCGCCGTATACATCCCCTGATCACGCGGCATCAGCGGCAGGCCAGTACCTTGCGGCGTGGTCATCGGCGCAATCTTGCTCTCAAGAATGTCAGCCATTTTGCCTTCAGCCTTTTCGGCCTCTGCCATTTTTTTAGCCTTAGTCAGGGCACCCATGATGCCCTTGGTTACTCTGCCTGCATCAGCCATGTGAATTACCCCGCCTTTCGCCTTAGTTATGTCCGGGTCGTCAATGTCGTAGGTACCCCGATTGCCAAGCGCAGACTTTAGCTGGTTTGGCTCAAAAAAAATGATTTCGTGATCATGACCTCGTTTATACGGGTCAGCCAAGATCACCGAATCGTAACCGGCTTCCTTGACCTCGTTGAGCCATTTGTCCGGCAACAACTCTGGAAACTCTTTGCTACCGCCGGCAAACACTTCCTGTGCCCACTCCAACATACCGGGGTCGTCAAGCATCAACGGACGCTCGGCTCGGCCATGCAACGGCATGACGTTAACACCTTCCCTGAACTCTTGGGTGCGGGAACCGATGTTGTGCTGTGCCGGTTGACTCTTCTTGTTCGTGGTTGTCCAGATAGCGCGACCACTCATGGTGGGGTCGTCACCTCCGGGCTTGAACACCGTGATGTCTTTAGGCGTTGCGTGGTACACCGGCTCACGAACTTGCGACCTTGACAAAAACGACTCAAGGTTGGCATCTTTCTCCGCCTTCGCCATCTCCTTGGCCTTGGCAAGTGCCCCCATCACCCTTTTGGCTACCTTGCCCCCGTCTGCATAAATGTCAGGCAACTTGATTGCAGGTCGTTGAATCTGGTTTCCCCATAACGATTCTCCCGACTCGATGTACTTTTCTGGCAAAACTAAATTATCCGTTAAACCAAGTTCTTTCTTGAGAGAATCAAGGTATTCCTCTTGGTCTTTGCGAGAAAATGGTTCCCTTAACTCACCTTCAGGAAATAATTGAACAAGACCGGCTTGCTCGCCACTTTCAGTCATTGCTCTATTACGGTGTCTACCCTCATGCCCATGCAAAAACGGAATAAGAGGCAATCCCTGTTCTTCCTTGTTGATCACAAGAAACGGAACATCTCTAAAACCTTTTAAATTTTTCAAGTGATCAATATACTCGGAAAACGTAAGCGTCCGACCATCATCTAAAATCTCATGCCATTGATGACGTGTTGCATCGGGGTTTGTAACCGAGCGGGGGATCGGAGCGGCATACTTCTCAAAGTCGGATGGGTTCATAGTCATCAATGCCTTTGCATTGTCGCCATTGAACGCCGAACGTAGCGCCTGCTCGTTGTAAAGTGCCTCTAGATTTGGGATTTCATCAGCGGCACGTTCCACCCTTCTTGCGCCGTAGTCGCCTTTGCTTTGGCGTACCGCTTCTTTCAGTTTGTTGAGCCTGCTCGGGATCACAACCGTTGGCGTTTGTGGCAATTCAATTGTTGCAACGCTTTCCATCGCGCCTGCTTTCTTTTCGGCTTCCGCCATTTTTTTGGCTTTAGTCAGCGCCCCCATCACGCCCTTGGCGATCTTGCCGCCGTCTGCCTTGTGAATCACGCCGCCGTTTCTAAAATTTCCGCTTTTTTTCAAAAACTCAATCAACGCATCGCCGGTTAATTGAACAAACGGCTCAACAGGCTGAGTTGAAACCCATTCGTTACGTTCGACACCAAACGGTTCTTTGTTGCCACGATAGTCTTCTTGGTACAAATCCGTTCGATAAGCAGGAATTTCTTCGCCTTTTATGGTTTGAACTTTACTATGTGGGCCTTCTGACAACCCTTGTTCCCCAACGCGCCAAATGCTTTCTAAACCCGGATCTTTTTTGTTAATAATCGCCAGATGCCCATACTTGCGAATGTCGTCTTCTGTTACGTCGGTAAGTGGTTTGTTTAAATGACGGCTGACTTTCATTTTTACCCAGCTCGGCGTATCCGAAAACCAAGCCAGCGGGGTTGTGTTTTCCAAAAATTCGTCTACATTATCAACCCCAGTGCCGTGTGCAATTTCCTTAACCCACGACCCGCCTTGTTGTGGCTCAATGCCGTAATGCAACTCGTTTACGTTTGGAGCAACGTCTGAGTGATAAATGAATTTGTTGGCTTTTTTTGCCAATTTATTTATGTCTGGAGTTTTTGTTCCTGACCAACCAGAACCTTTTTTGATGCCACTGGCGTTTGTAATCGTTGGAGCGTTTGCAATCTGCTCCACAACCTTCAGAATCTCATTCTGTGGTTCGGCCTTCTCAGCTCTAGCCAACTCGGTGGCTTTAGCCAATGCGCCCATAATGCCTTTGCCGGCTTTGCGTAAGTCACTCATGGTTTATGCCGCATATGGGTTAATTCGTTTTGGCTGGGTAAATTCTAAATAATCATCGTCATCATTATCCCTCGGTTCAGGATTGATGTCGAGAAAACCCATATCCTTCATCAGCCGTATAGCTTGCGTTGCGCTGTCGACGTAATCATCATGCGTCGAGTCTGGGAACGAACACAACTGACTCAGGAATCCTTCGGCCCAGTCCTTGACAAAGCCCTTGCGGTGCTTGCTCTCAGGAAGCCATACGCGCCCCGTAGTGAAGATACTGGCCGTGATCTGTAGTCTCTGCATCTTGTCGGCCTTGCCGGGGTTGTAGCCCCGTACAGGAAGGTGCGCCTGCCGTAGTTCCTGAATCAGACTGATGCCTGCCGCCTTCTCTTCCACAAGGATCAGGTCCGGTCTCTTGGCATCCCGGCCCTCGCCGTAGCTCACCCGCCACTCCTCTAGCACCTTCGGCTTGAGGTTGGGAAACGTCAGATGCTCGGCCCAGCAGTCGATCAGCAGAACGCTCATCGGGCCGTCAAGCGGCTTGAACACGCCCCACGTTGTCATCGCAGTCGGATCGTTGTACTCCTTGTCCGTGAACGCGCAGTCATAGCTCTGCACGATGAACTCAAACCGAGGGAACGCCTTATCCGCAGGCCACAACTTGAACATATCCCGGCTGACGACCTTACCGTCCTCAAGGTCAACAATCTGGCCCATCACCTCCTGCTCGTATAGCTTGCTTCCTTTGTACTGCTCCAACTGTGCGCTGAAGGTAGGCGCAAGGTTCGCCTTGTTCTCGTATGTGCTGGCGCGGTCGATGATCACATCCTGACCTTCCCGGCCCACCAGATCGAGGATCAGATCCTTGGGCCTCGGCGTAGTAGTCACGATCACACGCGGCTGTTTACCGAGGCGTAGCCCCATCATCATCATGTCCCAAGCCTCGCCTTGACCGAGGTACTGGAACGCGGCTAACTCATCAGCCCAACACCAATGGAACTGCGGCCCCCTCAACCGCTCATAGCTGTCCCCGCTGATTCCCCGGATCGTCGAGCCATTCACTAACTTAATCTGATGATCCTGCTTGTTGTAGTCAGCCACCAGTTCAGGCGGGATGTTTGCCAACAAACCGCTCGCCCCTTCAAAGCAGGTGTGCTTGATGTCATTGCTTGTCGGGGCTAAAACTAGCCCACGCGAGCCGGGATGCGTCCAACACCACCACCAGAGGGCCTGACTACCTGCGTGGGACTTGCCTGCTCCCCTGCCTGCGATCAGCGCCCATACCGTCCAATCCTGCTCAAGCGGTGGCGGTATCTGATAGCGGTGGGCGCTCGCCACCCACTTTGCATGAGCAATCCACGCGATCCGATCATGCTCCGGCAGTGCATCGAACTCGGCGGCTGTCTCCGCGTCAAGCAGTTCTAGCACCTCAGACACGGCTAAAACCCCCTAAATCGCACCCATTTCCCACTTCGGCGGATACTGGCCGGCGAGCGGCCGAGACTTTCTCCCACTTTGACCCCTGAAAAGGGGGTGAAAATGGGACGTTACCCAGCACGTTTAGTCAACTCAAGGTTGCGTATGATCTCAAACAGCCTGCCGGACGAAGTCTCTTCGGTCTTGATAGCGGCTCCGCCTTCCACGCCTTCAACCGCCATACGGTCACCGTACTTCTTAGGCTTGAGCTTCATGGCCGTCCACTTCCGGGCCTCGATGCGTTGCTTCTGCCACGCGAGGTAGGTGTGGTCTAGGCTGGTGCGGCCCTTGTCATCGGTGTATTCAGGCGGCATCTCGTCGGCGATCTTGAGGATCTCATCAGCGTTCGTATCGGCCTGCTCTTCCCGCGCCTGCGCGTATCTATCGCGGAACTCGGCGTGGCGCACCAACCAACGGTAGATTGTCGCAACATGAGGAAGATGTTCATCAGCGCATATACGCACGAGTGGCTCACCATGAGTCAGTCGCCAGCAAATCTCATCTGCTATCTCGTTGGAGTAATTTGAGGGGCGGTGGGCGGGTTTTTTTGGCTTGAGAACTTTCTGCGCGATGTCAGCCAGTTCTGCGCGTAATGATTGTTCCGTCACGCGCTTTTTGGCAGGCGCGGCTACCTTATCCGTGGTCTCGTAGACCCCCGGCCTGACGATCTTCTCCGCCCGTGTGGTTTTGCGTTTGGTTTCTGGCATCACCCGTAATCCCGATTTAACTAAAACCGCATTGTATGCGATTAAAACTGCCGGTGGTGAATTCTGAGCATAGCAAGCCTATACCGTGAAGCACAGACCCGCTTTCCTGCCGTATGGAGCCATCCATCGCACAGCATCCCAGACTTGTTTCAACCGCTCGGCTCTAGGATTCGCCCACCGTCCCCGCTTTAGCTTGCTCGTGTAGCAGGGTTGTTCAATGCCACCACCGACGTACCGCATGGCAAGGGCAAACAGTGGGGCAATAAAAAACCGCTAAGAAAGACCCCGGTGGAACCCTATCCTTGCGAGATAGGCCCCCTTTCGGGGCGGAGTCTTACTTAGCGGTTCTTGTACGGCTGTTCCACGGCCTACACCACAGAATGTACCTCATCATCGTCTGGGAAGTCAAGCACTTTTTTCATTGGCTCGTGTTCGCAGGCCGGACACAGGTTCTCAGCCCACTTCACATCGAACAACTTCTTGCACTTTATGCAGTAGCCCTGAAGGGCTGATTCATCACTAGGCATCAATGCTCCATAGGTTGTTAGTGGCCGGTGCTGATCTCCGGCTTACCATTTAACTGCTGTCGACCGTGACGTAAACCACGGAGAGCTGGGCAGAGAGTAGCCAACTCTTCCCCCCAACTCTTCGGTCATCCCTTTTGGCGAAGAGATGAGTGCCCAACAGGCAAATCAGCCTTTGCTAACACCAACACGACTGGGGACTGGAAGGAAGGGGACAAGGCTTAGTAATCCTTACCCGACCGCGCACTGATAGCGTAATCTCGCTCCATGCCTATGCGCCAATCCCCATGCGTGTTGGCCCTAGCCCTTACGGGCCAGGAACCGACTCGGTTTCACTTCGCTTGCGATTCGCAACTGACTCGGTAGTTGAGTTGATCGAAGCACTCCGGCTCAAAGTCAGGTACCCACAGCCAGAACACCAGAAACAGAATGAACATTATACCCATAACCACCTTCGCCAACACGGAGTCCTTCTTCTGCTGACTGGGCAAGCGGCTCATCATCTCGTCGATTTCATGCTTCGTCATCGTCGTTCTCCTCTGGGTATTTTTCTGGGTCTGCGCGGTCTGCATCGGTCTCGATGGCCGTGTGCTGGGCTTCGTACTCCCGCTGGGCTTTACGGCGGATTTCGTGTTCCGCCAGTTGCTCCGGGGTGATCGCCCCGAATTCTTTTCGCAGTTCAGACTCGACCTGCTCGAAAATGTTGACCATTTTCATGCTGTCACCTCTCTGGCGAGAATGGCTTGCAGGCCGGCGATCAATTGCTCTGCTTCGGCACGGGTCAACGCGGTGTACATACTGGCACCAGTGCGAGCAATTGACAGCCATGCGCCATCGTTGTCCCATTCGTCAACGCTCACGCGCACTCGGTCATCGGTGTAAATGGTTGTTTGAAAATTGTTTGACATGATTCGCTTTCCTTTCGATTTCGATTCGGTTTGGGGCCGAAGCCCCCGGTTGGTTCAAACAATGGCGGCAACGCGAGCATCGAGTGCGGCAATCATTTTCTCCGACTCGTCCAACCACGAGCCGCCAAGGCCATGAGCCTTAATCTGCTCATTCATCCACGCAGACACTGCGTCATACTCAGGTTGCAGTTCCTTGCGGAACTGGTTTTTCCTCGCCTGCAACTCCTCACGCGCTTGCTCGCGCTTCGCCTCACGGGCGCGGAGGTCACGGGCCAGTTTTGCCGCGTAGATGTAGTAGTTGGACATTTCGCTTTTCCTTCTCTGGTTCTGACTGCGTGATTGCTTGGTCAGTGAGGTAAGTTTAACACCAAATTAAATCTGTGCAAGGGGTTTTGTAAATTATTTTGTAGGGACAAACCCTAATCCCTACGCCAGCGGTACAGGTGCGCGTTGGTATGAGGCAGAACGCACTTCAGGGGGCTGACAGTGCCTGCCGTGCCTACAATGGGGCACGAGTAGGTTGTGACCCGCACGAACGGGCGTTTGCGCCCCCACAACAAGCTACAGCGCACTCCCCATTGCCATTTGGCCCGTCGCCAATATGTGATCGCCAAACCGTACTGTCCGTCAGCGTACTCCGCCCAACACCACTCTTCGGGAATGACGAGTATGGTGAACCTACGAATCGTTGCTTCGATTCTCATTCTGCTTCTCCCTCTTGCGCTTGTCTTTGTGCTTGCCGGCCCCACGAGGAGGCCGCTGGATCAAATCCCTGACCACGGGGTTTCTCTTACGCATCATGCTCCTCCTCGATGTTGTGACCCCCGTAGGGGCCGTTGTGTTTACAGCCAGTTCTCGCTAATCTCGTCGTTCGCAAACTCAAGGGTCTCGCTGTACCAGAAACCCTTCCCGTCACGAACGATCACGCTATTGTCCTCGAAAACGAAAAATGACTTGAAGGTGGTCGTGCCAAGCAGGCGGCT